ATTAACTGTGCTTTTATTTTAGATAAAACTTGTATCTGATAATTGAGAACTTTAATCTTTTCCTTAATTGAAATTATACTAGCCTCTGTTAAGTTTTTATGAAGAAATTCTCGAAGCAACGGAGCATAAATACCAGCTCTATCAAGTGTTTTCAAGTGTGCTTTCATTGTTACAATTCTCCACTATTTTAATGCAATCTTTAATTGCTTGTATGGTAGCTGCCGCTGTAACTCCATTAGGAATTATTACGTTGGCTGCATCTCTAATGGGTTCTGCTTCCCGAGAAAGTAAATAAGTTTGGAGTTTTTGTAACACTATAGATTTGAACGAAATTATTGTCATTATTTTATTCTCCAAGCATAGTTAATTCTTTCCCTTTAAAGGACATTTATCACTGATCTTATCTTCATCATGAATAATATTATTGTACTTGTCCATCTTTCTACAGTACCAAATAGTTGGATATGGTGCACTAGTAAATGGACAGTCATGTAGTTGCGAAGAATTGGTTGCATGGAAACAATCTCTACATTTAGTTATTTCTTGCTCTATTGTTACTTTCATTTATTTCTCCTTACACCCTCCAGGTGTAGTTAATCACTTCAGCTAATGCATGGAACTTCTGGTTCAACATTATTGCCAGTCTTAATCACAGTTTGTTTTGCAGGCTTAGGAAAACCTTTGACAAGTTTCTTCTCTACTACATGACCAAGAGTAATATTCAATCTTTTAATCATGCCAGCCAGCCAGTCTCCATGAGATTTGAACTGTAATAATTCGCATTCATCTAAAGCATTTTGTAAGTCTAGTTCAGTTAGTTTTTTCATAAACTTAGCTACTCTTCCTTGAGCTGAAAATTTACTACATCATTGTGCCTGTCTTCGTATTTTTGAAGTCGTTCATAAATCTCCTCGACTAAAGACTGTAATCCACGTTTCTCTAAGAATGTCATATTGCTGGCATTTGCACCGGCTTTAATGTTTGAGGCAATAGTTCCAATATCATCCACTATTTCTTTCAGAACTTCAATTTCACTTCTTAGAAATTCCTGTGTGTAGTACATTTTTATTTTCCTCATATTGAATGGGTAATTATCTTGTCAATCTCTTGTTCTTTCTCACTTAGCTTTGCATAAAGCATCCCTGCATAGTGAGCAATCTTTAACAGGTCAAGTCTCTGTTGGCCTTCACGAGAGTTCTTTCCATAACGATTTAGATACTTTTTCATCTGGGTAATAAAGTCAGCTTCGCTAAACTCCGAACATTGATCTGATCCTTTGTCACCGTATTGTGGCACAGTATAAGATTCAATATGATTGAAGACTCTTTTACTAAATTTTGACCATTCAATTGCACGTAATGAAAAACCAGGATCATAATCTTCTTCTGATGGACAAGGATCAATTTGCATAGTTAAACTCCATTATTATGTTTTTCTATTTTTGATACAAGATCTTTCAATCCTTTTTCAATCTTATAAAGCCTTTCAAGTTCATTAGCAGCCTGTAATCTTGCTGTACGTAATTCAAGTTCATCAATACCATAGGGGCTTCGCAAGTAAGATAACATTACCATTTTATCCATAGTCATTTCAATCCTCTAAGTTCGGAGTAACAATTCCTCTATTCACCAATTCAAAAAAGCATCTCTTAGTTGCACTGATATCTTCATATGCGTCATGTTCTCCATCAAATCTTTCACCAAATAAGTGTTCATGCAATTCTGTTAGCTTTGGCCATTTTGGTCTGCCAGCCTTGTTTTTCAGTCCACACATTTTTACCACCGCCTTATCTTTCATGGTACAATGATTGGGAAGATCCAAATAAAATGCACTTCTCGCTTCATCAGTTAGGTTATCAAGGTTGCGTTCCATCATCTGGTAAACGTAATTCCAATCAAAGGAAAAGTTATGACAGACAACTAGGTCTGCCTGGCGAAGCATTAATCCAAATTGTTCAGCCGCTTCAAGTTCGTCTATGCCCTCAGTGTCTGCTCTTTCAATGGTGATACCATGCACTTCTTGAGCATAATAATTCATTGAACGACCGTTAGATTTGATGATGACATTCATTTGATCAAATTCTTCTTCTTGACTAGCAAGAATTGCACCGATCTGTACTGTCCAAGCTTGCTCGGGATCATGAGCGGGAAGAGCTTTTTTGATAAAGTCGGAAGTTTCTGTGTCGAAAAAGAGTACTTTAGTCGCTGGTGTCATTTAGTTTCCTCTATTAACATTTGTTAAATTAAATCCATTTGATAAAGCTAATAAACCAAATACATTTTCGGCATTTTTAAATGCATTAATTCTAATTTCACGTTCTTTTGTAGTCAGCTCAGGCATATAACTAACATTTAACATTAATAAATATTTTTGTTCAGCCTGTAAATATTTTATATATGTTGTAAGAAACTTTAAAATTTTTTTATTATTTTTCATTTAGATTATCCTTATTTTTCTTCAGTTGATTTTAATAAACTTTTACGTCCATGAGCAAACCCAAGAGCATATTGAGCTCTTTTATCTTCTATATCTTCTAACAATTTTAATGTATAAATTCGATCTTCTTCTGATTCACAAGAAATTATATACCAAAGATTTTCATCTATTGCCCAATGAGCTACAAAAACTATATTGTTTTCTTTTTGTCTCTCAGCATCAAAAGCCCTATGTGAATGCACTATTAGTATTCCATATGAATTCATTTAGTTTTTCTCCATTTGATTTTTAATAACATTTCTATCCATCAACCTAAATACTGTTCTATCAAGATATGTTGGATCTCGAATCTTTTGTTTCTTACGAATTGTGGTATACCTGCAAGTTGTAGCAGAATTCTCTGCTTTGAGTATTCCAGATTGTTCAGCCATTTCAACATAACCTCGTAGCTGAGGGATGTTGTCTACATCCAGGTGGAAGTTTCTAACCAGTTCTGTCCATTCAAAAGATTCGTGATTCTCAATGAATGACAGAATCTTTGCATAGATGTTAGCCTGACTGGATAATCCAAGTCCATAAAAAGCGTTTGGCATTTCAAGTTCTGTTGCTTGCATTATAGCTAAGGCTTGCTCAAAATGTTCAGCCGTGATTATCATGTTGTCAGATTCAGCAGCACAGACAAGCATACAGACCTTATTCAAATGAAGTGGCCGTCTATGATTATAACCTAAGAATCGCTCGCTTGGCACACCTGACTCGTCATAATCTTGCTCATACCAGCGGACATAAGTTTTGAGAAAATCCTTACTTAGTGTGAATTGTCCGGATAAGTTTGCAATTTCCTGTAAGTCATTTTCTAAATTCTTTTGTGTATCTTCCTCCTCTTCAGTCAAAAACTGCAAGGCTCTTCTTTGCTTGGGACCCTGGCCAACTACGAAAATAATACGAGAGATTAGGCCTCCGCCAACAGCATCTTGACTCAGCTTAGATTGCAAAAGACTAGGAGTTATGCAACCAAAGAGCGTTAGCCAACAATTAGATATGTCTTCAGTCTTTCTTGCAAGGGTTTTATACTTCCAAGTATCTGCACAATCAAACAGGTCAGTCAGGGATGCTAGGAGCATTTGATCTCGATCATTTAGAAAAACTTGAAATTCTTCTGACCAGATTGATACGCTCTTATGCTTGCGAGTAAACCCAGCATGATCAACATAAGTATCTTCGCTGTCCATGAGTTCTTTATAAAGTGCCTGGGTAGAGCCAAGCGAATCTGCACCGATATTAACGTCTAGTTTTTGTACAAAGCTCTTTGCAATTTTCATGGCTGTGCCTTTCCGTCCCCCAGGTGGACCGACAAGAGATACGAATAAGTTTGGATAAACATAACCACGAAGTGCCCCCCAGTTACAATAGCACTTTCTTCGTAATGCAGAAGCTATTGCAGTCAATCCAGACCACAAATGATATAGTTCTGGTGGCTCTGTTCGCTGTGTGTACTTCATATAATGTGCTAACCAATTATCTAATTGCCTCGACATGAAAAGGTTCCTTGAATAGCAAATACTATTTAATGGGCTTTCCCATTTTATTATCTCTTAATTAAAAACCTATCTTTTCAATTTCTTTATCACATTCTTCTTGAGTAAACTTGCCAATATTAATAAGAAAATTATATTTTTATATGACCCCATTTTTTATTTGCTTTAATCATACTAATTGTTACTTCTGACACATTATATAATTTTGCTAATTTTCTAGATAATCCATGCTTGTATTTAAATTTTAACATCCATTTAATAACTTTAATAGCTTCTTCATTTAATTTTCCTTTGTAATAATTTACATTATTACTATTATAATAATCTTTCATATTATCACAATAATTACCTTCATATAAGTGCTTTGGATTTACACATTTACGGTTATTACACTTATGCAAGATAAGATTATTTTTATCTTTCATTTCATTACAACTCATAAAAGATATTCTATGTGCTAATTCTGTATAGCCATTTAAATGAAATTGTCCATAACCTTTTAATAAATATGCTTGCCATTCCCAACATTCATCTTTTGTTTTAATATTAACTTTATCCCAAAATCTTTTTATATCTTTTTTGTGTATTAACATAATTAAAAGCCTATTTTATTAATTGCTTTATCTATTGACTCTTGATTAAAATTAGAAATTTCAGCAGTGTTTCCGGCCCATTGAGTACCTACCTTGGCATCAAGTCCGATTGTGAAGCTCTTTCCTTTGTAAGTAAATGTATGTGTTAGATGGTCTTTAATGATTAACAAGATTTGAGGAAGGTTTGGAATCTGGCTTTTGTGAAACCTGAATACAAACGAATCATGAACAGTTGTCATACACCTGATGTCAAAGCCATCTTTGCCGAGCCTAGGATCATTTACTATTTTAATCATTCCACGATTGAGCAATTCTGCAACGGTTGATTGAGGCTTGTAGCTATAAGCATTTCTGAATAGTGCTGCATTCATTTCACCTAAGAACCTGCGAGGCCGCCCGAATAAGTTGTATAGAACCCTGTTCTTCTGAACCTCTTCTTCGATTGATCTATGCCAGCGTTTGAGTCCAGGAAATCTGTCAGAATAACTATCAAGAAGTCTTTTACATTCTGATTGAGATTTGAAAATTTCCTCAGCCGCAAGGTTATCAGAGAATGTCTGTGGACCCATTGCATAGTTACTGGCATGAACTACCTTTTTCCCCATGTAACGCATTGTAGATTTCTGATCAGTCTTTTTAGTCTTTGCCTCATGAATTACTTCTTCAATTGGAACACCAAAGATCTTACTTGCATTAAAACTATGCACATCTATTCCTGATTCAAACGACTGAATCATGTTAGCATCTTGTGTAAGATATGCAACTACATGAGCCTCAGCCTTTGCAAGATCACATTCACAGAGAATCCAATCCTCATCAGCAATAAGATAATATTTGAAAACATACGGCTGGTTCTGAAGGTTTGATCCAGTACCAAAATAAGTCTTTTCTGTGGCAATCCTGCCGGATACTGTTCCAGAGATTTTATGATTACAACGGAGACGCTTATCCTCATCGACCTGGATATTAAAGTAAGTAGATACCAGCTTTTGGTACTTTCTAATCTTTATGATGATCCTAGCTTCTTCAGATCCTTTAATATCTTTCTTTGCAATTCTGTGCAAAGCTACAGTATCACAAGTGACTGATCCAGTTTTGCGATTTACATATGGCTTGATCATACAAGTTCCGTAGAAGTATGCAACCATTTGTTTCGCTGAACCAGAGTTAATCTCCTTGCCTGCGAGTTTATTCAGATCTGCTTGAAGTTCAATCAGTTTAACTTCATACTCAGATTTAATCTTTTCAATTCCATCTGTATCAGTCAAGATGCCATTGAACTCCATTTCCATAAGCGGTTTATGAAGATTCATT